AATCCAGTATTGTTTGAACCTGCACCTTGGCCGTCATCACGGAAAAGAAACGCTGGACTTGTTCCAGGAAGTGGTGGTTCCTCGATTATGTTTTCTCCTGAAATATCAGTACTAACAACTTCAAATCTAGTGCTTATTCCTTCAATAGGTTTTGAAAAAGGAAAAATTGCACTATCTGTATTAGTTGCATTAAATCTGTATTTTTGTGTTTGTACACCATCGATGTTTTCGCTTTTTAATGGACTACCTATTGAATTAGTAACAGGCAATGCAGCATTAAGAATCTTAATAAACTGTTCAAAATAATTTGTATTTGTTTGGTCATTCCACTTGATTACTCTTCCAGCTAATTGAGCACCTGTACTGTCAGTAAGATTTTCCGAAGTTTTTACTGTGGCTAATTTCAACAATCCTCTAGAAGGTTGATTTCTACGGGGATTGTAAGAAAGCATACGTGCAAGTCGTAGTATGCTTTCTCTGCGTTCTGCTGTTTCAAGGAAGTTTTCTCTAGCGTTTAAGTCAATACGGAACGATAAGTTTTGCCCAAGGAATGCAATCATATCAATTAGTGCAAGATATTCACTAGATTCAATATAATCGTTAAAATCTTCTGGATAATTTTGACGTAGATAATTAATCATTGTTCTACGTAAATTATCAAAATCATAGCTTTGAAAATCAGCATTTCTAAAACTTTGATATATTTTTTTCCAATCTTCTGCTACAAGTAGTCTGGATTGTCTTTCGCTTGACGACATAGCTTTTTCCTTGTTAAACTTAAAAATATTTATCTGTTATGAAAAAGTGCGTATTTAATTTTTACAGCAAGCCGTTAGCTTGATCAAACTTAAATTTTAAACTTTCAGAAATGTCATACGGAAGATATGTTAGGTTACATTCAATGCTTATACCTTGTTCGTAGGTATCTACAATAACTTCATTAACTTGGAGTCTTTTATCATAATTTGCAATATTTGTAACATTTTCTATAATAGCTTCTTGTATAGCAGGAGTAAACGGTTCAAATAGTAGATCCCATATTATACAACCAAACGCAGGATTACTTAATTTTTCCCCTTGACGAATATGAAAGTGGTTAATCAAATCCTGTTTGATTAGTTCAAAATCATATAAACTATATCCCTTTTTGCCTATAGCAAGGGTACTGAACCCTCTGTAAGCTCTGCCTTTTTTAGCAGTCCTTTTAGAGTTAGTAACAGTAACACGTTTATATAAATTTTTTTCTAATTCGCTCATATTGTATTTACCCTTCGTTATTAGGGGTACCGTCACTATTTTGCGGTCCTGGTAAATTTGTTTCATCCTGATCTGAAGGTTCTTCTAGATCGTTTCCTCTTTCTTCGTCAACAATCGGATGTGTTGTTTCGTTATAATTAGATGGGCCTGCAGGTATTGTTCCGTCTCTTGGAAATGTATATGCGCCGCCTTCTTGTGTATGGGCACTGAAGTGCATAGCATCGTCTAAGCTAGTCCAAGCGCCGCCCCAGCCTAATCCGTGTTTATTAGCAATTTCTTTAGTATTTGCTGGCATATCTGTCATAGGTGCGTTAGCAGGTCGTGGATCATAAAAACCATTTGGATATGTATCTCTCACCGGATTAGGCCAATTAATGTCAATCGCTGCACCACTAGCGTGACAACTCCAGGCCCTTCCAGTAATAGTTTCTCTATATGCATATCCGCCTAATTGTTTAATTTCATATCCGGTGGCTTCAAACTCGTCTAAGAAGTCTTGGAAATTCTTCTGGAATACTTCTGCAACTTGGCAACTTAGTCCTGCTCGTCTAGCATAAACTGTAACAAGTTTACCTTGGCCGTTAGGATCAAATTGTGTATCACTACGCTGTGTTGAATTTGGATTTCTGTTTACATTACCGTCTCCAGTTCGACCGTCAAAATCTCCGCCGTTGCCGCCAGATCCAACTACTGTTCTTGATGTTGTATTAACTGCTTTATTTTTGTTAAATGTATCTGGGCTTTCAATACGTGTAGAAGGATTAAGCGGTCCAGGACTTTCTCTATCTGTTTGTTCTTTCTTAAATGATGCTGGATTCATATTTTCGTGATGCATCCAGGGTTCGTGTTGTGGAGCACGAGTTAGTATACTTTCATAAGGAACAGGCTGTTGCGCACCGGGGAACATATATGGCAATACTACTGTTGTAAGTGGAGATATCGGAGCTGCATCTTGAGGATCGGATGCTTCTGTTGCATCAAATGCTGTAAGTGAAACAATAGGATCATCACCTTCAGATGCTGCGCTACTTAATCCACTATTTAAATGTATTTGATCTGCATCTTCTTGTATAACTCCTACTGCTTGAACATTTACATTTGTTGCAGCATTATGATATGAACTTTGTGCAGTAATAACGTGATGCGACCCAGTAGCTTCTTGGTGCATATTTCCGCCACTAATATCTGTCATATTTGCTTCGGTTTCTGTTACAATGTTACCAGTAACTTTAAGGCTTAAATCTCCATCAATATCTCTGTGATCCCATCCGGTTATTTTTCCTTCCATATTACCATTAATACGGAATCTACAATCTCCACTGTCCATTCCTGCGCCAGTGGTTGATAAATTATAACTTGCGGATTTGTCGTATCTTAAACCAGCTGTAAGATCGTGCATATTAACTCCTGCATAACGAAACGTACTTGCACCACTCTTTTGATGCATTGTTCTATCTGCTTTGAGTCTTATGTTTCTATTACTATGTACTTGGTAATCTTGTTTTACTGTGGTTTTCATACCTAAACTTACATTCGTATCAGATTCGCCTACAACTGTAAGTTTATAATCTTTTCCTACGTGTAACTTAGTATTAAACTTGCTTTCTATGTGTACTCTTCCGCTTTCCTTTCCGTCGAAATCTTGTTGACCATCACTCCATCTTGCAGTAGCTGATAAATTAATATTTCTTCCAGCTTCTATATTAAAGTCTCTCTCTGCTGTAAAATTTATATCGTTGTCTGACATTATACTAATACTGTCTTGGGCGTGAATATCAATTTTACCATCTGATGTTAATTCAATCCAAGCTGTTCCGCGGCTGTTCGCTATGTAGATTAGATCTTCTGAATTATGTAAAAGTATCTGATGACCTGTTCTAGTACGCAATCTAATTAATTCATTATGAGGTATAGTTTCGTCGCCGCCAGTTTCGCCATTTAATCTATTAAGATATCTAGGTGGTCCGTCTTCAGCGTGTGTTGCTCTAACAAGTTTATCATTGCCATCGTCCATTACAAAGCTAGATCCGCCTAGTCTATTATACGGGATATTTGCTTTTCTACCAGTAGTACCAACATCTACTCTTGGACTTCCTGCTCTTTTATCTTGGGGACCTGGTGTACTCCAACCAAAAACACCACTAGGTATTTCTCTACGAGCACTAGTTGACGTTGTTCCTCTAGTTTCGTCAAAAATCAAACCTTGGATTTCTAAAACATTTGTAAAATCTTTATTGTAAGGTTTATTAAATAAGTTTGTATCAATAAGCTCGCCTGTTTCTATTTTTTTATTATATTCGCCTACAGGCAACTTTGCACCTTTTAACGGTTGAGGTGTAACTTCAGTGGTCATTGATGTAGATGCTCTTCCATCAGGAACCATAAAGTTCATATAATCATCTTGAATACAACCTATCCAATATCCAAAATTTGTATTTCCTTCTGCAAATATTACAAGAACTTTAGTGCCTATATCCGGAGGAACAGCCCAAAATCCATAACTTTTTTGAGAATATTGATATCCGTCTTGTTCTTGTAACCCGAACACAGGTGTTACTCCGTAGAATGGACTAAGATATTTTACGTTTAATAATTGTCCACTACGTTCAGGGGTGCCGCCGGCACCTGTATAACGTAAAATTTCTACTTCTAATGTACCCATCATTTTAGTATCAAGATGGTTTGTTACAATAGCTTCGTAAGGTCCACTATCATAAACTCCGGTAAGTTCTGCTGTAGTTCTTGTATAATTTCCTGACATTTTTTATCCTACTCCTACTCCGCTACTATCTGTCCAAGAAGAACCTGCAATCGAAGTAGTAGTACTTTGTGTTATTGGTTCTGGACACGGTTGTTGTGTCGGTGGTGGAGGTGGTGGAGGTGGAGCTCGACCTTCTAAAACTTGATTTTGTTCTTCTGGCGTAGGTATACTTCTTTGATCTGTTCCTCTAGGATCTGCTGCATCTGGATCAATATTATCTTCTACAGGAGCTCCTTCACCTCCAAACGCTTCTAATGGATCTGTTGTATCACTTGGTGCAGGAGCACTTTCAGGAATTTGATCTCTGCCTCTAGGATCAGTTAGGTCTGAATCTGTTCCGGGAGGAACTACACCTGTATTAGTTACAGCAACATTTGACGGACCTACATTTGTTTCAACGTGGGGTGTTGCTGCTGCTGCTCCGGTGCCGTGAACTAATAAGTCTTTTACTTTTGTTCCGGTCCTAAAATCATATCTATCATCTAAAGGATCAGTAGGTTCGTATACATAAACAGCTACTCCGCCAGGAAGTGAAGTTCTTCCTATTGGCTGAGATCCAGGACGTCCTGTACCAGAGACTGAACCTACACCCGTACCTGCTGCTGCTCTAGCAACTTGTGTTCTAGGACTTTGTCCTGTTTCTGGTATAGCACCACTTGGACCATCAGAATTTACATCAACTAGTGTAGATTCGCCTACTTCGCCTGTTCTTATTTCTTCTAATTCTTGGTATAACGTATCGGGATTGTGACTAGCTCTATTTAAACCGTCGCCTGCGTAATAACTTTGTCCTTTATTAACTCTTCTTGACTGTCCTTGCATAGCATAAGGTACAGGCATACTTGCAAATTCTTGTGCAAGTTTAATCATAAATTTATCTGTAGCGTAAGTACCAGCAAGCCAATCATTTAGTCTTCTATATCTTTTTAAAATACCTATAATTAGTGCATCTTGCACATCGGCAGTATATCTTGTAGTTAAAGGGTCTATTCCAAGTGTTTCAATTGCTGCTGTAAGTGTTCTTTTAATAAACTGATACCTTCCGCAAGCACTTGATCTAAATCCGTTGTCTATTCGTTGTTGTTGGAAGCGTTGTACTTCAGCACAAGTCATTTGAACTAGTGCTGGTTCCGAACTTCCAGGCCACAAACTTGTATAAGGGTCTGCGCCTGCGACAGCTTCACCTTTTGCAATTAAATCTAGCAAAGATTTTTCTTGGTCTGTTATTGTAACCGCTGGCATTAAACTCCTCCGTTTCCGCCTGGTCCTGAAGGTCTAGCGTTTGCAACAATATTTGCTTGTTGTAATGTTTTTTCAATTTGTTGAACTGTAGAAGTAGCCTGTGTTACTGCTGCGGCAGCTTGTTTAGCTGCTTTTGGCGCACTTGCAAATATATTTTGGTTAGGCGTCCAAGCAAATTCGCCTATTTGAATTACGGGTTGACTAAACACTACATCATCTCCTGCTGTTGTTGACTTATTATTAAATACCGGCATACTCATTAACAAATCCTCTGCAGATGCTTGCGTTATATTTTGAACTGCTTGCACTGCATTTACAGGAGATGTTATATCACAAGGATTTGATGCTCCTGCTGTGCTATTTACAGAATTGTTTGCGCCTGCACCCTCACCATTGGCTCCTAATGTTCCATCAGTAGTTTCTTTAATATTTTTGTCGTCACTTGGTTTAATCGGAACATTGCTTGTAGTTGGAGTGTCATCTTGTCCTCGACGGCGTATAAGTTTTAATGTTTGTCTAAATTGACCTCTGCTAAACGTATTTGTCACAGCCCAAATAGAATATAACCCACTAAATTGAGGTACAGTTTGCGGGAACTCCATTGTTGCACCTTGAATTTGATAATCAAATGGTGTTTTAAAATTTACAATACACATCACTTCGTTTTGCAAATAATTCATAGTTTGTTCAGCAAGGACATTTGGATTACCTGTAGGCGTTCCTACAAAGTTACCTGTTTGTTGTGGTAAGAAAAACGGATCTCCCCATATTTCCATTTCAGCCGTTACCATATCTGCAGGAGAGTTTATAAGTGTATTATGAAATTGTTCTGCTATGCGTTGCCTCATATCTCCGCTTACTGATGCAGCATTATATCTCATTTCATTTGTTTCTTTAAATTGGGCGCCGGGTTCTCTTTTTCCACCACCACCTTCTACAACAACTTCACTACCTTTTACTTCGTTACTATTTTGTAATGTTTTCTTATTAGCTCCATCTAAAGCGACTGTACCGCTGTTTTGACCATAGTTAGCAAATGCTGCTTGGAAAAATGCATTATTAAATGATATATCAAAATTCAAAACATCTTCATTTTGTCCGGTATAAAAGTAATTGTATTCTTTAGGTGCTAACGCTTTTAATCCTTCAGTATTTGATGGAGACTGTGTAGGTGCTAAAAATTTAGCTTCATCTGTGAAATAAGGTAATATACTATAAACATAAATTTTTGGTGAGCGGCCTCTTTGTAGTTCTGCGGCAGGGTTTCTGTCTATAAAAACTTGTGTATCAATCTTAAACCACTGCTTAGTTCCGTTTGTAGATTCTTCAGTAGATTTTTCTTTGCAATATTCGCTATCTAACAAAACTTTTGTTATTATATCTGTTATTGTTTCACCTTGTCGAAATCTAAAAACTCTGCCTTTTTCAGCTGCTGCTGCTTCGGAAGATCCTAAATCTACTACATCTCCGAATTCGTCATAAGTTGCATCCTGTTCAGCTTGTGGAGTATCTCCTGGAGCGTTAGTATCAATTACTAAGTCACTTAAACCAATAGGATTCATACTGCCTGTGTCCGATGCATAAGCTTTTAATACTGTAAATAAATTGCTAGGTGCTTGTACAGAATTGTCTTCAATACCTTGCTGTTTTTTCTCAGTGCTTCTGTCAATTTCAGGATTAGCCATCCCTTTTTCTCTTCTTTGTTGTTCAGGTGCATCGACGGTTAAAGAAGTTGAACCAGCTAGATCGCCTCCGGCGTTTTTTACAATATTAACTAGTGCATCTGGAGTTTTTGGAAATGCAATAATATATCTATCTTCTTGGATTGTCGTTCCTGCTTGTTCTAATTCTTGTACTCTTTCGTTATAAACTGCTTGTACACTCTTTTCATCGCCATTAAGTATTTCGTGTACTTTTTGACCTGCTGCTTGAATTTGAACTTTAGATTCTTGGATTTTATCGTCTAGTCCTGTTTCGCTCATAGGAACAGCTTTTACAGTATACATTGCTCCTTTTCCTGTTACTGAAAATTCTATTTTCGTAATTAAAATAGGTATATAAATCGGTTGTGTAAATGTTCCTGCAGATTCTCCATATTCGTCCCAGCCTACAAAATCTATTCTTAAACAAAACGGAGCATCAGTATAATTTGCATATCCAATCTCTGACGAAGCGCCAATTATTGCCTCAATAAATTGTCCCATTGAATAGGGTTCTACAACTTCAAATGAAAGTGATGTTCCTAGTGCAACGTTAGTTGCTCTATTAGGAGCAATAACGGCATCCATTTCTAAATTTTCTATATAGTATTCAGCATCTTGATCGCCTTCTAAATAGGTTTTATATCTTTTACCTAAATTTCCGCCGCCAGATTTAAGTATGTAGGTTTGTGTAAAATCTGTTTCTCTATACTGACTTGGAAAATTAAATTCGCTGTCATTTAATATACCAAGTGTAATAATATAATTCCAAGAAATTGCTTCACGTAATGGATTTGGAATTCTACTCTTTGCAGTGCCTGCACTAACAGTTCCTCCGCTAGAAGCATTTCTAACAAGATTTTCGTCCCAAGGATTTTTAAAAGTAAGGTCTAAAAAGTCTCCTGTTATACCAGAAAGATCACCTTGTTCTGCAAGTTGTCTCAAACGATCAAATTCACCGCCAACTGCACCAATTAATTCTCCAATATCTCTTGGCACAACTGTTACAACATTTTGTACTAAATTTGTAAAATCTCCAAAAGATCCAACTAAACTATTAAGACTGCTTATATTAAATCCATTTAAAGAACTTAACTTGCTTTTTATAGATCCAACACTAGAACCAAACTGAGAACTTACTCTACTCAGGGTATTTGCAACTCCTGCAATAGATCCTAAAGTATTAGAAACTTTTGATAAACCGCTTGTTAATCCACTGTTTACATTAACAGTTCCTCTACCTGAAACACCCTGTATAGCATTAGCAACTGTACTTGCTGCGGCAGCAACATTTCCAATTTGTCCAGGATTTGAAACAAGACTATTTAATCTACTAGGATCAAATACATCAAGTTGGCCTCTTTGTTGAAAACTTTTTGATACTTGCAAAAGATCGTTTTCTGATACATTCAAATTACTGCCAACTGCAATTCTTATATCATTTGCTGCTTTTGAAATTTCTCCTGAAGCCCTTGCTGCACTATTAAGTGATGAAGCAGATGTTTGGGCTGCCTTAGTAATAGAATTTACACTAGCTACTGCATTAGAAACTTGTGCTGCTTGATTAATTATTCTTGAGAAATTAATAGCCATATTATATGCCTAACTGTGATTGCAAATTACTACCTTGCGGCAAATAAATTTCTGTTCCTGAAACAAAATCAAATACAGGATCTTTTAATACGTCTGGATTCCTTTGTGCAAAAACCCACCATAATTCTTTTTTGCCGTATAAATCATTTGCTAACAAATCTGGTCTATAATTATACGCAGGCAAAATTGTATATAACACATCGTCGCCTGCAACAGGAATTGGTCTAGGAACAAAAATGTCAAGATATCCGTTTGAGTTTATTTTTGTTTTACCATAAGGTCCAAAATTATTTCCAGCCATTATACAAATCCTTGATCTTGACCTACAAATGTACCATTAGCATAATCAACAAGACTAAATCTAGCCTGTGATCTTCTTGCGTATTGTGGCGTAGCTGTTATCGTTACTGTTGCTTGAGCAGGAACGTAGTTTGTTTCGTTACCTACAACTGTTTGTATATAATCTACATCAGCTGGAAAATCTGTTGTAAAGTTTGTTATAAGGACAGGAATATTATTTAAAACGTGTTTACCATATCCATTTAATCTACAAACAGGAGGTGGTTGTCCTACTAAGTCTCCTTCTCCGCCATAAAACATTTTTGTAACAGTCCTTAAAAAATGAAGCGTAGCAATAAAGTATTGCGCATCTGCTGTTGTTTCATTTAAAAATTCTCCAGCAATAGTATAATTGTCTACTTGACTATTTTCATATGCATTATAAGGAAAATTAGAGTGTGTTGGCGTAATTTGACTGTAATTCGCACTATGTCCTATTAACACTGTTGGGTTAAATGGAAATATCATTCTGTTTCCAGTTCCTGCTAATGGAGCAAGTATTGGCGAGGATGCAAAAATACCAGGAACACTTATACTCACTCTCCAGTCAGTTTCGTCAGCCGACGAAACATTAGCAGACAATATTGCTCTTGTAAGTTCTCTTGATCTAGGAGCAGCATTATAACCAACTCCTTGCGAAGCATTACCAATCATACGTATAGCAGCACCAATATTCGAAAGGCTGTTTCCGCGATTTATTAAATTATCTACAGCACCTACTGTATTCCTTAAATTTCCTGCAATACTTGTTACTTGGTTTAATGTATTAACTAAACCACCCGATGTACTAAAGTTACGTATTCCACTAGCAGCT